TACAGCGCCATTGTCATCGACGATTGCGTATTGACTATTCTGCACCAATTTCCCAGTGGTCCCATCGAATCTCACGATGGCGTTGTCCGTTGCGGAGGCTGGGCCACCTACCATATTAGGAACGTACCCACCAATTACTTTCCAATCTCCAGCCGAGGAGGAATACTGAAGAACCAAACACTCCCTGTTTAGTCGGATTACCTTGGTCAGAGAGCCTTCGATAGTTTCAGAGCCATTGGCATCGATGGTGATATTGTTGGTGGAGGCATCACCCTTACCATCCACGATGACGAAGATTTGTTTATCAGCCCCCGCAGGAAGGTTTACGGTAGAAGGTCCAGGACCAGCTAAGTCAACAATAATTGTACAGTCTGTAGAAGCGGAAACAGTGACAGGGGTTGTCGTGGCTTTACGGATAGCTTGTTTTAGAAAAATGTTGGTCGCAGCATTGTCTGCTAGAGCTTGTAAATACTGGGATAATTGGGTTTCCCATCCAGATTCCCCGCGTGTGTTTGGAATAGAATAAACTATATTATTCCAGGTTTTATTAACACTCATTATTAAGTTCCTTTTCCTACGACGTAGGTGTTAAGTGTTCCGGTTCCAGACGAGTTAGTATAGGTAAACCTTAAAAACTTGTAAGGGAATGCTTGAAATACAGCTATACCATTTCCACCGTTAGATGCGGAGATAGTAGGTAAAGTCACAGTATATGTGCTATAAGTCACCCCGTCATTTGAAACTTGGCAGGCTAAAGTGCCCGATACAGTGGCCCCAGAGGTCCAGACAAACTGTACACTTAGGTTATCAAGAAAACTGGCATCTATTGGTATTGAAGTTAATACCGTAGTGCCTGTCATAACTCCTGCGGAAATAACTGGTTTAGAAAGAAACTGTTTACTCATTGTGGCGGTACTCCTTGAGGTTGTAAAGGCATTAAATCACTTTGGGGTAATGGTGCAGGGACAGCTAATGGGGGAGGGGCAGGTTGTTGCCCTACCGGAACCGTGGCCATTGTTGGTTTATCAATGTTAGAAAGTTCATGACAATCATCAATAAACCTCCTTAGAAGCTCTAATCTGTTCTCAGGAACCTTAGTAGTTCTTGCTTTTTGGTAGTAGGATTGAGCCATTTGTATAGCTAATTCCAAGTTTTGGTATGGCTCTGGGGTATCGTAGACCCCGTCATTTATAATGTTTTCAATAGTATTCCTGATATCGTCAACTTGGGCATTAGCAAGCCCAACAGCCTGCTCAAGGTCAGGGTAATCCAATAGAGATAATCCGGCCTCACGTGATAACATCCCACCTTGAACGAGCTCTTGGACAGCTTGGAGCTTGCCTACAGGAGTAGTGTGAAGCAATGATGTGGGGAACACTCTCAAAAGGAACTTATCTTCCTCATAGTTAATATCCTTCCATTCAATAGTTTCCATGTATTTGTTGGAGGAGACTTTTACGGATAAGTCTTTATTCTTCGTATAAAGCTCATCAGAGAAGCTACAAACCATTTTAGCAATACTCATGAAAAATGCCTCATAACGTTGAGCTACAAGAGCAAACCGTTCGGTTTCGATGTCCTGATATTCACGGATTGCTACACCAGAGTCTAAACCAGATGGTTTTTTAGAAGATGCGGATAACTGGGATATTCCAGATATTTCATAGGCTTTGTTATAAAGCCGGTCAAGGTGCATGTAGGCGTCAGCATTCATCCCTTGAGCTGTTTCGAAGCTTGGTTTGGTTCCCGTGTATTTTACTACAGAACCAATCTCATTTGAGATGTGATCAGTATTAACCTTTGAGCCATTTTCAACAAAAACCCTTGGGATAGCCACTAAGTCATTGGCTCTTTGGATGCTCATCAAGAGTTTGTTGATAGCTATTTGGATTCCTACTAAATCTTCACATAGACCTTGACCATAGAATCCTAACATCTTTTCCGACCAACGGAAAAACACGAAAGGTAGATAGTCTTTGATGTAAGGTTCGGAGAACAGTGTAGCATTACAAACACTTATCACATGTTTACCATCAGCACTGTTTTTGGATGAGGGGAGATGCCAGGATTCGACCACGGCTACCATGTTTGTGCTCGTTCTAGAGCCCGCGAAACTCTCCCCCGGCTTTCCAGGAGGGGTTTCTAGGAGCTTTCCTGCCTGTGCAGGGTAGAGTTCCATTAGGACGTGACGGTCAACGTATTTTATCTGGTGGATTTGGCGAGGAGAGCCATAAATAGCTTCTTTTTGGTCTACTATGAGCTCCATAGGGAGCACACGCTCGACAAAAACAGACCCATTGTCCTCGTCCACCCCTACTTTTACTGCGCCGATACCCGTAATACATGAATCAACAAAGCACTTTTGTCCTATCTCATAGACATTATTCTGGTCAAAAAACCCATCACAGTATTTAGTGAGGTTTTTCGCAGCTTTACTTAGCGTAAAGTCTCCACCAGAGGTTAGGAAATAGGCTCTTGGGCGGCTTTTAGCTATTTTTGCAGCTGCGGAGTCAATACAGGATTTAATTACGTTTAAAGTTAGCCTATTGGAGTTAAGGAGATGAGGGGATGCGCTCTGGGTGAACTGATAAAGCCCGAAACCGATGAAATCTTGGTTAGAGTATAACCTAGCAAACTTAATAAAGTTTGAGTATAAGCTTGAGTTGTCTTTATTTATCAGGTCGATAACTGCAAAAATAGACTCAAAACTTTTAGAGTCTTCTAGACGCCACCAGGTTCGATCATACTCTTCAACGGTCTGATATTTTTGGTACATTTTAAATTTCATTACGGGTTTATCACTCATGACTGGCTACTCCAGTAAAGCTCTAAATCTTCATCTACAGCCTTTTGTTCGGGAAATGACGTCACTAGGCTCCCTTGTTCTTCTCTAAAGACTAGGTGTAAATCCCCATGTTTGAAGACTGACACCCTGTTTTTGTTACATATTTTAAGTAACTCATCGAATTTTTCTAAAGAGTCAACTAAATTTAGCATTTATACCCCTTGATTTTTCACATCACTTTATGTATATACGTAACTCGAGCCTAAAAATCAAGGAGTAAAAGATGGCTAAGTTTACGCACCACCCCGTTAAAGCCCACGAAAAAGAAACTGTTCATTTGTATTTTCAATTGGATATTGGAGCCTCAGGTGCCGTTTCTGCGTTCACAGGGGGAACTAAGCTTTCCGCTGTAAAGGAAGCCACTGCTGGGCAATATACCCTGACTCTTGACCAAAAATTCCATAAAGTTTTGATGGTCAATGTTACACCTGTTAAGTCTACCACTACCACTGTAGGAATGGTTCAAGTTCTAGGGACTCCTAGCACCTTCCAAGCCTCTTTCAGGTCTACCCCAGCCGTTGTTATCCAATGTCTGGACTTTGCTGGCGCGGCTGTAAACCCTGCTTCCGGTGAATCCTTTTGGATTGAAGTAGTTGTGAGAAATACCGCCGTTGGAACAAGGCCAGGAGGCTAATATGTTACCTCAAATGAAGAAAAAAGGGGTAGCCATGATTGTGGCTTCCCTTAAAAACGGTGGAGGAGAGGGCCAGGAATCTAAAGAGTCCTCCTCCAGTGATAGTTGGAAAACGGAAGTGGGTGAAAAAAGCTCCGAGCTTTACGAATTAAAACGTGAAAAAAGACTCCTTCTTGCCGAAGGTGTTCTTGAAGCAGTTAGGACTAAAGATGCAGAGGCCTTGGCTGATGCTTTAGAGTGGTTTTTTGAGTGCTGTGAGGAAGAATAAAAATGGCTGTAACACTTGCGAGCTTAATTACCCAGACACGTCAACGAGCCGATATTGAAGGCTCTCAAGTTGTTACAGATTCCGAATTAACTGGGTATATAAACTCTTCTATAAAAGAACTTTATGATATTTTAGTTTCTACCTACGAAGACTACTACCTATCCGAAACAACTGCTACAGTCGCTACAGGCGATTCTATTACATTACCTACTGATTTCTACAAACTTAGAGGATTAGATTATGCGGAAGGATCTGTTTATTACCCTGTCCTCCCGTTTAAATTCAACCAAAGAAATCAACAAAATGTTGAACTGTTTTCCGCAACCCCCGCCGTAAAATCCCGCTACAGAGTTCAAGGGAGTGTTATTAAACTTGTCCCTGCCGCAGCAGCTGCTGGAACCTACCGTGTATGGTATATCCCACGAGCCACAGAATTGTCTTTAACCACCGATACCTTTGATGGGATAAACGGTTGGGAAGAGTTTGTTATAGTAGATGCAGCTATAAAATGTATGATTAAGCAGGAACTTGGTACGCAGGAACTGGAAAAACAAAAGAAAGATTTAATACGTAGAATTGAAGCAATGGCCCCTAATAGGGATGCAGATGCGCCAGCATGTATAAAAGACAACGACGAGCATATGCACTCCTTTCTGGATAGGCGAAGATGGCTGTAATACCATTTCGTAAAGTCCATTTTAATGACACCGCTTTAATGCTTATGCAAGATGCGGTAAGCCAGTCTATCGGCGCTTTAAACCAGAATGAGATTCTAAATTCCGTCATAATAAAAGATATAGTAGTAACAGCCGGAACCCCTAAACAAATATCCCATTCTTTAGGGAGAGATTATACGGGCTGGCTAGTTATCCGGAAAAACGCTGCCTCAGATATTTATGAGTCTTCTACTACAAATCCCGCCACAAATAGGTTATTATACCTAAGTGCTTCAAATACAGTAACCATAACAATTCTAGTATTTTAGGAGATTTTATGACTACCACCGCGAATATGGGGCTATCCCTCCCCTCACCTGGAGTGGATGAGGGCCCTGGATGGGCAGAACAACTTAATGATTCCCTTTCACTCGTTGATCTACATAACCACACGGCAGGGAAAGGCCCTAAAATCCCCGCGGCAGGTCTGGATCTTCAGGCTGATCTGACTATTAACAGTAATAGTCATACAGATGTTAAATCAGTCAAATTCACCTCTCAATCTTCATCTCTAACAACTACAAACGCAGTTTATGTGGTAAATGGGGAGCTTTATTTTGCAGATAATGGCGGGACGAATGTTCAAATAACCTCTGGTGGCGGGCTTAACCTAGCCTCCACGGGAACTATCGGTGGAGACTATGCCCAAGTAGGGGTAACCGCGACAGTAACTTATTCAGATACTACTAAAACTTATAGCTTTCTCCAAGCAGCGGGCTCCACAGCTAAACTATATTCTGCCAAAATATCTCTTGCAGATTCAGCGGGAGGTTCAAATGCTGTGGGGATAATACCTCCTGTGGGACTAGCTTCGGGATATGATTTGACTCTCCCCATAACCGCTCCGGGGGCGGATCAAGTGCTTGCCTTCGCTTCAGGTGGCCAGGCCTCTTTTAGAGATATAAACGGAACCACGGGACAAGTATCAGTTGCTAAGACAGGCTCGGCTTTTACTGTCGGTCTACCAGCCACTCTTACCCAGGATCATAATTTTACAGGTAACACAACAGGCAGAGGGATACTTCCAGTAGGCGCTATTATCGCCATGAATACAAATTTGACCGGAGTGACTGCAGTAACCGCAACCACAGCGGCCGATGCAAATGGTTTCGTCGTATGCGGAGCAGTCACACAGCCCCAAATCATTGTTGACCCAACCTCCCCTCTCAATGGCCAAACTATCCCAAACCTAAATGATTCCTACTTCCTAATGGGAGCGTCCTTATCTGGGTCTACTGGAGGAGCAAATAGCACGACTTTAACAACTACCCAGCTTCCGGTCCACACCCACACAGTAGTTAGTACTACTCATACCCACACTATAGCTCACGTACACCAGACCACTTGGAACAGGGAATGGGTATCTTTGCAGTATGCCGTGGACAACCGGTCTATCCGTGACCCTTCTACACTTTCTTTCGATTCTTTTACAGGTAGTCAAAAAACATTGGTGTATGACCAGATTCTAAACGGAGCTACGACAGGAAGTACACGTCTGGCCCAGATTAGCTCTACAGGAGGTGCAGGATATTCTGCCGGAGCTATTGATGGATCGGGTAACGCAGCTATTTCAGGAGCACCTACAGGCACGGAGCCATCAGGAGTTGCTGGTAGCGGAAGTAGCTACGATTCTAGGCCAAAATTCTTTGCAGTGCGTTTTGTCATGCGGATAAAATAACCTTAATTTTCATGTAGTTGCGGTTTAGTTAAAGTTTTATAGAAAAATACCGATAAGGGGTTTGAGGATAATTATGGAAGCTAAATATTTGGTCTATGGACATTATAGTGACGGTGGGTCTTGTTTTTACGTTGGCATTGGAAGTGAGGAGAGATCACGAAAGTTCTCTAGTCGCACCGCTTATTGGAAAAACTATGTTAAAAAGCACTGTGTTAGCGGTAAGCCTGAGGTTAAGATTTGGCATCGAAACCTAACAGGGGAGCAGGCTAAGGAACATGAAATCTTTTGGATTTCTATTTATGGTCGTAGGGATCTAGGAACCGGGTGTTTGGTTAATTTGACAGATGGAGGTGAAGGTACACCTAATCCTTCCTTAGAAACACGTCGGAGAATGTCTAAGGCGCATAAGGGAAGGGTTAGGGGTCCTCAGTCAGAGGAGCACCGCAGAAAAATCGGTTTAAAAAGTAAAGGTCGTAAACATAGAGAGGAATCAATTCAAAAAAATAGACAGGCCCATTTAGGAAAGAAAATGGGGCCTTGTAGTGAAGAAAGAAAACGCAAGATAGGGGAAGCAAACTCCGGCAGAAAACACACGGAAGAAGCAATTCAAAAAATGAGAGAGATTAAAAAAGGTAAAAAAGCATCAGAAGAGACAAAACGTAAAATGAGTGAGATTAGAAAAGGACGTCCAAGCCCAACTAAAGGCAAGCAGCATTCAGAAGAAACACGACAGAGAATGTCAGAAACAAGAACCAATAGGGGGAAAGGCTATTCTTTTAATAAAAACCGTAAAAAATGGGTGGCGTATATTACCATCAATAATAAACGAAAAACCCTCGGTTTCTTCGAAACTGAAGAGGAAGCGGGTACCACATATCGCCAGGCATTAAACGAATTATTAAATATATCATGAGGATCAAATAGGTATGACAAATATAATAGATTTTGGTGATAGATTAAAACAGAAAAATCTAAACACCCGTGCAGACCGGATGGTAACACTCTCGGCTTCTATAGATAAGTTACTAAACGGCTATATACACGACATGGGTGGACTAGATGACCATGTAATAACTGAATTACTCACCTATTTA